AGGGAATAAAGTTTTAGCTGGTGATTTTAGTAATTTTGATGGTTCATTGATTACACAAGTTTTGTGGCTTGTTTATGATATCATCGAAGAATTTTATAGAACTCATGATATAAACTATAATGAAAATGATCGAAAGATTAGATATTCATTATGGATTCATATTGTGAATTCTATACATATCTACGGTGATAATATATATCAATGGACTCATTCACAACCTTCTGGTAATCCTTTTACTGTTATAATTAATAGTATATATAATTTATTAATATTATGTATAGCTTATTTTGAAGCAGTAGAAGATAGTGATATACCTGAAGACGACAAAGCGAAATTAATGAATTCAATGGCTTATGATAAATTTGTTTCTCCAATTGTTTATGGTGATGATAATATTCTCAATATTCACGATAATATTGCAGATATATTTAATCAAATCACCTTAACAAAAGCTTTAAAACGATTAGGACACGATTATACTGAGGAAACGAAAAATGGCGAGATGCATAAATATCGAAAATTGCATGAAATTAGTTTTCTCAAACGAAATTTTAAGTTTTGTAATGATGTTTCACATTATGTTGCTCCTTTGGATATCAATGTTATTTATGAGATGATGAATTGGATACGTGGTAATTCCGTTGACCCTGTTCATCTTTTGAAAGATAACATTGAGACAGCCTTGACTGAAGCTAGTTTGCATGGTAAAGAAGTTTATTATGCGTTCGTGGCTAAATTAAGGAAAAATAACAAAGTTGTAACAAAAGTGATTCCATTCATTCCTACTTATGGCGAACTCCGTTTGAAGGTGGAAAAATTTTCACCCAATGATGGTTTTATGGCATAAGGTATGATGTGATCTTGCATATTTAAATAAATTTGTGATGTAAAATTAAATATGCACTGCTATCATACTAATAAGGTGGACTATTTAGTCTTACTTCCAGGATACCTTGGGAGCAGCCCTCTTTAAATCCAGGAACCATCACTCGAATAGATATTTTAAGTGGGTTATCTATTTTAAAATATCACTTGCTACAACAAACGAAAACGAAACCAATGTTACAGGTTCAAATGTAACAAACGATAACGATTCTCGATATGAAGATGTTAAAGAAATTTTAACCTTTCAAAATCAAGGACAAACTGTCGCTGACGATGCCTTAGCTAAGATGGTTGATTTACCTCAATCTTATTTGCAAATGGGCGTTGCCAATGACAAAACACATACTATTTCAACATTTCTCGAAAGGCCAATACGCATTTGGTCTGGTCAAATGACGAATAGTCAGGTAGCCAATACGGTTATCTTTTCGACATCCTTTCCAGATGCTCTTTTAACTGATCCCATGTATAATGAAAAGATACGTGGTTTTGTAGGTTTAAGAGCGAATGTTGAGGTGACTGTGCAAGTTAATGCACAAAAATTTCAGCAAGGGCGTTTAAGATTGCAATATGTTCCATACGCTAAATATCTTGTAGACAAAGAATCTGCTTTAGGCACTACTTTGACTACACGAGTGTCATCACCTGGTGTTGACATTGATATTTGTGGTGGATCAAATCCGCAATCTAGAATCGCTCAAGCTACTTTTATTATCCCTTATGTTTCTCCACAATTGTATTTTAATTTGATAACAAATGAAGGTACAATGGGACGAATAAATCTTTTCGTATATAGCCCTCTAGTTTCTGCAACGTCAGAATCACAAAATTGTGAGGTCACGATATGGGCAAGATTTATTAATCCCAAACTGGTATTTCCAACTAGTGCTAAAACATCCTTTAATCCAACTTTTAGGCGTCATATAGCGCAAGTTCGTGGAGAAGCAAAAGAGATAAACAAAACAGGTGTAATTTCAAATACTTTGGGAAAGGTTGCTGAAACTTTACACACTGCTTCTGATATTCCGGTCATTGGTAAGTATATGGCTATTCCTGAATGGATTGCAAATGGAGCTGCTTCAATTTGCAAATTATTTGGATGGTCTAAACCTACAATGGCTATGGATGTCAAACTTCGAACCACCAATTGCATGTCTAATTATAACGGGAAAGATTCTAGTCACAAAATGGCTTTATCTGCTGATAATGAGATAGACACTCCTTCTGGTATTGGTGGTACTGATTTAGATGAAATGGCATTGAGTTCAATTTTTAAAATTCCCTCCTATTGGGATTCTTTTGATTGGACTACAAGTCAAACAACTACTGATCAAATTTTATGGATAGATCTAGTTTCTCCCTATAAATTTAGAGACATTGTAAGTACAGATGGCGTTTCTGCTCTACCTGTTGGTTTTGTTTCAAATTGTTTTGGATTATGGAGAGGATCCTTGATCTATACTTTTAAAATTGTTAAAACTG